CTGAAAGAAATTTAGCGCGCCTTGGGTTCCGACTAAACATTAGTTAGCTCTCGTGTTAGCTTGGCTAAAGTTTAAATATTTTTAAGGATAAAAGTTTTAAACCTAACTCAAGGCGCGCTCCGCTTCTAGCAGAAACTTTAAAATTTTATGTCTTTAAAACTATTTAACTAAAATAAAATGAATGAATATGAAGCTTTTTCATTAGGCTTACGTAGGATGAGTTATAAAGAAGCAGGAATGATTAAATATGGGATTAATGAAGATACTTTAACTCCATATTGGCATACTATGGAAGGTGGTATTGGAGGAAGTGTTGAGGAAGAAATAAATATGGAGAATAAGCTTAAAGCTGGAATTGGCCAGGAAATGCTACGTTATAAATGTCATAAAGAAGTTTATGCGTTAAAAATATTAAGTATAACTTTAAAGCCTACGCTAAAAGATGAAGAAGATGATGGTTCAAGAATAATTACACCCGTAGATTCTAATTATACTCCTTTTTTAGTTGATAACGCATACGTTCGTAAACATAATCCACAAGAGGGTGGCTATTATGTAGTATATGATGATGGTTATATATCATTTTTACCAGCAAAAGCATTTGAAGAAGGTTATACTAAAATTTAAGTTTCTATAGAAATTTATGCCTATAAGACCATTTGACTTAAAACGAAATATATCCCCTAATGCCATAGACGCTGCATCCCCTTCAGGCACTAAATCTAAAGATGAATCTAACTTAAATTTAAGTTTTTCCGGCGCAGCCGGAATTCCTGATGAATTAAATCAAATCTTAATTGATAAAGGTATAACTCCTAAACCAACTAATTCATCAAATAAAGATGAAGTTCGTAATGTTTTTAATGCCGCAGGCGCTTCTATTGATGAAGTAGCGCGCCAAGTTTCAAATATTATGAGTTTTGGCGAATCTGACTCAGGCCGTCTTAAAGCCGCTGAATTAACTTTAAAAGTTCATGGAATACTTCAGGAGTTAGATGACAAACCAATTCCAGTTATTAACATAACAATTACAAATATGTTTAACCAAGAAGATAATTCAAAAACTCTTATAAACTTAATTCTTCCGACGCCTTTAGTGACGTAAGTTTTTAATTTAGCTTTTATGGTGGATGACAAAGAAAATAAAGAAAATAAAGAAGATAAAAATGAAATATCTGATAAAATTAATAAAGCTAAGTCTGACTTAAATTTTACTCCTGAAACTTTATCTCGATGGCAGCGCTTTGAGGGATATTCCATAAACTTTTATCTTGATGGTGCAGGTTACGTTACAATAGGTATTGGTTGCGTAATTCCAGATACTTTAGCTGCGACACAGTTAAACTTATTACGTAAACTTAATAATACTGAAGCTGCAATTCATGAAAAGTTTGATGATTTTAATATTGTAAAAAAGGCTATTCCTGATAGAAGTCTAGTTTATTATGCTAAAATAACTAAGCTTTATTTACCTAATTCTGATATAATTAAGTTATTTAGTTTTAGACTTGATTTTATGGTTGATTTCTTACGTCGTCAACTTCCTATATATGACTCTTTACCTAACGAAGTCAGGGAAGTTTTAAAAGATATGGCATTTAATTTAGGGATTACTGGATTAATAATTAAGTTTCCTAAACTTATAAAAGCAATTGAAAAAAGAGATTTTAAAGCTGCGGCTTATGAGTGCTTTAGACTTAAAATACAGGAAGAACGAAACAACTGGGCCTTCGACACTTTATTTCATGCTCAAGACATAAATTTAACTTAAACTCAAATTTCTGGAGGAAATCTTGCGAAGTTGGAAAACGGCATTAATTGGTATTTTAAGTGGTAGCGCTTACACGTTTATAAGCGCAACCTCAACTGGTGTGAAACCTAAAGACGCTATAATTAGTACTGGTTTGGCTTTATTAGGTTTAGTTGCTAAAGACTATGATAAAACAAATTCGCCTACACCCGTAGAAACGCATAAGGCAGAACCGACTCAAAGTTCGTTTAAAGATTAGTTTAGTTTAAATAAATTTAAGGATTAAATTTATGAATTATGGTTATAGGACTAGACCTTCAGTTAAACTTTATTTAGGTTATAGATATATTTATAGTCCTGGACATCCGCGTTCTCATACTGCAAACTATAGTGGTTTGACTGATTATGTACAAGAGCATGTACTTATTGCTGAAAAAGCAATAGGATATTATTTAGATGCTAAGCATCCTATTCATCATATCGATGAGAATAGAATAAATAATCAAAACAATAATTTAGTCATCTGTGAGGATCAAAGTTATCATCAATTATTACATTATAGAATGAAAGTTTTGTTAGCTGGCGGCATCCTTGATAAACATCTATTTTGTCCTAGATGTAAGTTAGCTAAGTTACCTGTTGAATTTGCTTATAGTTCTAGGCATCCTTCAGGTAGACAATCTTATTGTCGTAAATGTAATACTGCTTATAAAAAGCAACCTGTAAAAGTATAAATACAATTATATTTATGAATATTAATATGACATTCCGAAATGTTGAACAACAGGAGTTTTTTTATTCAAGGTATAGAAATTCTGAGTTTGACGGGGCCTTCGCTAATGGAAAGAGTTATGTTGGATGTATGCGTGCATTTACACATTTAAGTCTTTTTAATTGCTATGCAGTTGCTATTGCACGTCAAGAGTACAAGGCGCTTCGTCAAACCACAATGAAGACTTTCTTTAAGATATGTCCTAATGATTTGATTCAAAAACATGATGAACAAGCTGGTTATACAGTATTAGTTAATAAAAGCTTTATTTATTGGTTACATCTTGACGCTTATGATGAACAAGATTTACGTGGTTTAGAAATTAATTCAGCGTTAATTGACCAAGCCGAGGAAATAGTCGAACCAATATATAATATTTTAGACTCACGTATTGGACGCTGGGATAAGGCTACAGTTCCATTATGGTTACTTCGTAGTCAATTAAGTCCTGAAGACTTTGAATTAAGTAATAAGATAGAAAAAGATAAACCTCAAGATTTAGATAAATTTATTATAAAACATACTCTTTGGCCACGTCATCCAAAGTGGCGACACTTTTTAGTTCCAAATTTTATGGATGTTTTATGTAATATTGCCAATGATGAAGAGTTTCATTGGACATACCGTTATTACAATAATGCTTCATATGAAAAGAAACCTGATCATTTTTATATCCATCGTGAAATGGACCAGTCTCTTAATGACGAACGCACTTATCAACAAATGCTTTTGCGTGACGAGGAATGGGTTAATAAGTACGTAAAGGGGATTAGAGGTACAACAGGGGCCTCAATTCATAAAATTAACGAATTAAGCATAATTAATCCTAAAGATTATACACCTGAAGAATTTGAAACTTTTATTAAAACACTTTTAAATAAAGGCGCGCTTTATAGAATTTTAGATCATGGAGAGACTGGCGTAACTTGTTGCCTTTGGCTTGCTATAATGAATAACATGCACTTCTTTTATCGTGAATATTACGCCGAACGTAAACTTATATCTCAAAATCGTAAAGCTATTCATGAATTAAGTTTAAATTCATTTACTAATCAATATGAAGAATATGTTGATGACATAGCCGATCCACAGATATTCAAAAAGACTCAACAAAGTATTTCTGGAACTAAAGCAGGGTTTTGGACCGTGGCTATGGAATATAGCGATACAGAGGAAATTACAGATCAAGATTCTCCTCCTATATACTGGACCGCAGGAGACAACAACGAATACGCCACACGAAATAGACTTAATGAATTATTATTGCTTAATCCAAAATACTTTCACCCAATTACTAAAGTTTCGCCTTCCCCCGGCATCTTCTTCGTGAAAAAATCCCCTACTTTTTTACACGGTATTCAGGAAGCAATCTTACAAATTAAATCTCAAAGGCGTTTATTACTAGGCTCGGATAATGGTAAAAATCTCTATAGTGAAGAAAGAGATGAGAAAATAATTGACCACGCCTATGATTGTGTACGCTACGCAGTCGCTATGCACAACTTAGGTAAATCAGAACCTAAAAAAATTATCAAGAAAAATACTTTTGCTTATTATAATGCAATGCTTAAGAGGCGGCCACGTTTTATGCCAGCATCCCACTAGTTAGATTAGAATTATGAAATATTTCTTTGATACTGAATTTATTGAAGATGGCAAAACTATAGATTTAATATCTATAGGTATTGTAGATCAGGATGGCCGTGAATTTTATGCAGAGTCTAACGAAATTAATCTAGATAAAGCAAATGATTGGGTTAAACAAAATGTAATACCTAATCTATGGTATCTTAATAATAAAGATAAAGAGGAGTATCCTGTAAAAGTACGTGATGGAAGTGGATTATGGTCTCGTAAAAGGATTAAGAATAAAATTTTAGAATTTATAGGAACTCCTAAACCTGAGTTTTGGGGTTATTATGCTGATTATGATTGGGTTGTATTGTGTCAATTATTTGGATGTATGCTTGATCTTCCAAAAGGTTGGCCTATGTATTGTAATGACTTGAAGCAATTGTGTGTTATGGTTGGCGATCCAAAATTGTCTAAACAAAATAATGAACATAATGCATTATATGATGCATTCTGGGTTAGAGAACAATATTTTTATTTACATACTCTTCCTATATTAGTATTATGAATATTTGGCAAACTAAAATCGAAAAAGCCAATGATTATTATAAACAATGGGAGTCAAGATTCCGTTGTAAAATATTAGAGGATTATTATGAAGGATTTCAATGGAAATCATTAACTGAAAGTCCTTATTTGAAACCTTATTCTGTTAATTTAATATTTGCTGAATTAAAAAAGAAGCTTGCTAATACTTTATACCAAAATTTAAGCTATGAATTAACTCCACGTCCGGGGCATTACAGCTATAATCCTGAGTTAGCTATGAATAGCGCGGCATTAAAACAGGATTTTCTTAATGAAATTATAGCGCGCGCTAATAAAGATCAGGGTTTTAATGAACAAACTAAGTTAGTTGCATTAGACTCTTACTTTAGATTTGGAGTTATGGAAATAGCTTACGCCGCAGACTGGCGTAATCCGGCTAAAAAGCCACCTTTATTAAGTTCACATGATGATATAGATAAACAAGCTGATGATGAAAATGCTAAAGTCGTCGAAGACGAAGAAGTTCCTGAAAATGAACGAATTTATTTTAAACGAATTAAAGCCTCAAGATTTCGTGTAAGCGTTAATGATGATGCGCGCTTAGAAAACTGTTCCTGGTGTGGCTATTACCAATATATTTATAAACATGTCTTAACTAAGACTAAAGGTTTAGATTTACCTAAAGACTTTGAATCTCTTGGTCTAGATTATTCAAGTGAATATATTTCAAAAAATACTTCAGGTAGCCCTAATGAAGCAAGTAGTGACTCTAAAGATATGCTTGCTAAATTTGCCGAAGGCAAAGTAGTTAAAGTCTGGCGGATTTTTGATAATGAAGCAAGTTTATTTAAATTAGTTCTTGAACCTTCTTTTGAAACTATATTCGAAGATGACTTTTATCATATTCCATTAGCTACACATAGGCATAATTTAAGACTTGATGGATTTTATCCAATCCCACCATGCTGGCAATGGTTAAATCCACAAGATGAAATAAACCAAGCGCGCGAACAGATGAGAAATTATAGGCGGCGCTTTACACGTAAATATAAAACCTGGGGAGTTGAACAGGAAGAGCTTGAAAAGTTTAAAAATGAAATAGATGGTGAAATCATTAAGCTTAAAAATCCTAACTCAATGCTTGAGCCAATAGCTAATCCAGAAATAGGTATATCTATATTAGACGCGCTTAATGCAGGACGCGATGATTTTAATATAGTTTCAGGAAGTTCTTCCGATTTAACAACCGCGCAAGCGGATAGAACTACAGCAACCCAATCTAAAATAACAGCTAATAAAGCCGCAGTTAT